GGGATAACGTGCATCAATTATTTGATAAAGTTACTTAAATTCTAAATCTAATCCTTTACGCCACCCAAGTACTACGTTTAATAGCCACGCATATGCAGCTCCACCGAGCCAACCTGCAACACCAAAAGATATAACATCTTTAATATTGGCTGTAACAGAATCCCCGATCGTCCCAATTGCTGCGTCCAAGTCGCCTAAACCACCACCAGCAATAACAGCTAGTACAGGAAAAACAACAACCTTAATCACACCTGTTAACGCCCCAAGCAAAGCAGCAATATTTGCTAAGGACAGTACCCCGACTTTAGTTAATTTTTTCATTACAATTTATTTAAGCAAAAAATCTCTATTATTTGCTCTTTTTGCTTCGTATTTTCGTTAATTCCTTATGGATTTCGAAAATAACCAACATTAATTCGGCGTAAATGCGACAAACAATAGGACCACCTATAACCATAGCTAACCCACTAAGTAAATCAGCAGTAAATGCTGTGAATAAACCAACAACAACTGCAACAACGGCCCCAATATAAGAGAGTACTTTTAAGATACCGGGGGTAATCATGTATTCATAATTTAAGAATGCTTTCATACAGGTATTTATTGTAACACTTTCAAAATTTATTATATATATTATATATTTCGGACACTCCCTATAATTATTGGGGTAAGTCTTCTTTAGCTAAATTACCACCAAAGGGTTCATATTCTGGGGTAGTTATGTCTATTCCATCTTTTGCAAACATTTCTTTGAAGTAATCATAGTAAAGCCTGTCTAATTTACCCCATCTTACTAGTTCTACATATTGTATCAATGGAGAATCTGTTTGCCCTTCGTTTCTAGTTAACAATGTACCACCTTTACCTTGTCGACATGCAACGTATTTCCATTTTCTAGAGTATTGTTTTAAAGTTTTATCTGTTTCTAAATGCCACCCTGAATAATCACCCTTAGTGCTGTTTAAAAGTTCGGTAATTCTTTCTTTGTTCCATATTGCTGCTTGTAATGAATTTCTATATTCGTTATTTTTAGATATCATTCCAAAATTTTCATTGGTTATTGGTCCTTCAGGGCTACCTTCTAGTGGTAAGTCTGGTTCAGGCATTGATAAACAACGAAGCTTAGTGATATCATTACGTTCCATGAAATTTAGAGCGTGGTAGAAGTTTTCTGATATAACTGGATTAACTATTATTTGATCTTCTACCATAAACAACACATATTTGGTGGTAATTTTTTTAAGACCTTGTAGTATCATAGGTTTAAAATGGGAAGCATTTTCATCCCACTTAACATCAGTAACAATACATTCTATATTTTTACTTTCATAGTGTTTTTTATTTGAAACGGTATAAACGTTGTAGGGACATTTCCAGTTTTTCTGATGATAAAAGTCCCATATTTTAAGTATTGGCTGATATGTATCAGAACTTAAAACGAGTATCGAACAATCAAAGTTTCCCTTCATATATTTTAAGTTCATCCGGGCTTCCTATAACGTGTTGTATTTCATGTTGTTTTAAACAATAGTTTTTAACTGTTAAACCACGATCTATTAGATCGTTAAAAGTTAATGAAACGTAAATTTCGTCATTATATCTATATCCTTTCTTTTTAGCTCCAAGAAAAGAATCAAAAAAGTATTTAGCTTTTTTCCAGTAATGTGTACCAATTAACCCGTGACAAGAGCACACTTCTTTTTCTTTTAGTAACTCACCGTTATTAAATTGATCAACTCTTATAAAACTATAATGAGGATCTACTGTATATTTTGTTACTACTGCACTATCAGGCTTTTCTTTTTTAATATATTTTATAAATCGATTAGGTTCCCAATTTAAAATCTGATCCACGTTGGTTTGTATCATAGGTTCATTGTTAGGAATAAATTTTTTACTGACAAAAAGCGTTTCTGCCGGTCCACTTGTAACTTCTTCAACATACAACACTTTAGCATCAGGGCAAAACTTATGAATTAAGTCATACGCACCGTATTCTTCTTCGTGTTCTCTTAAAATTATAAAATAGTAGTTAGCATCTATACCAATACTTTCATAAGCCCGTTGAACCATAGTTTTTCCTTTAATATCAAGAAAAGGTTTGGGTGTTTTAATTCCAGCTTCTTTAAAAGCTGTTGACTTGCCAGCCATTGGAATAACAACATTCATTCTTTATTAGTTAGTCGAGTTATTAATATATTCAAATAAGTGAGCAGCAACACCACAACCACCATTTACAGGTAAAACACATGATATTTTTTGTACTTCAGGAATAGCATCCTGAGGACTAAAAGCATACCCAACTTCTTTCATTATATCCATGTCTTGAACATCATCACCTACAAATGCTACTTGTGATTTGGGTGTATTATAGTCAAAACATATATCATTTAACTTGCTAGACTTGTTTTCACCAGATCTATGTTTTACAGTGATAAAATCAAACTTTCTTCTTTCGGCAAAAGCTGGATTAATGTCTAAACTACCAGAAAATAAAGCTGTATTAATTCCTAACTCATTTTGAAACCGTCTCATAGCTGTAATATCCTTTTGATTATAGCTTTTGGATATAACTTCACCTTTTTCATTGTATGCAGCTGTACCGTCCGTTAAAACCCCATCAACATCAAATAGTATCAATCTTATTTCAATCATTGTGTTTCAAGTTTTTGTATTTCTATAATATTTCTTATATCAAACCCGATCGACCCCATAATTTTTTCTACTTTTTCGAGATATTCAATTACCAGATATTGTTCTTGTATATTGCTATTTATTTTCTTTATTATTTCGGAATTCCCAGCAACTTTTTCAGCCGCCGGTGTAGATAATCTTACATTACTTTGTTCTTGTATTTTTCCCGTTAGATCTGTAAGACTTGCAATTTTTTGTTTCTTTAGTTGGTTTAATTCGTGTTTATGTCTCATTAATCGCCCAACCCAAATATGTCTTCTACCGGGAAGTTGTAATTGCACATCTTTTAAGGTAAATTCATCGATTACCAAATGCTGATTAAGTTCTTCTTGATACTTGTGTATTATTTCAGACATCTATTAAATATTATTACTTAAAACAGCTAATGTCAATCTACCAAAACGCATTTTTAAGAGCTTTGTTATCAGAAGAAGATGGTGGTAACGTCGCTGGCTCTGGTGGTGCGTTAGGTAGTTGGGATCAATCTCATTTTTCCGGTCCTGGTTTATATGCTCCTGGTGATTCTAGAAGACCTTTTGCTCTTGGTGCAATGCAAAGAAGAGCCGGTGCTTCAAAAAAGAAGAAAAAGAAAAAGAAAAAGAGTAGAAGAAAATCCAAAAAGAAATAAATTATTTGGTGGATAACTACGGTCATTGGACTTATAATCTCGAAGAGAAAGAGATACCGAACACGTTCTACGGTTTTATTTACATAATTACAAATACAACGAATAGCAGAAAATATATCGGTAAAAAACAATCAACAACAATATTAAAACGTCCTCCACTTAAGGGTAAAAAAAATAAAAGGCACGTTGTAAAAGAAACAGATTGGAAAACATATACAGGTTCTTCAGATAAATTAAACGAAGATATTAATACATTGGGAAAAGATAAGTTTAAATTTGAAATAATAAGATTTTGTCAAAGCAAGAGTGAGTTAGCTTATTATGAAGCCAAAATGCAATTTGATCATGATGTGTTATTAAATGAAAATTACTACAACGGTATAATTAACTTAAGATTGGGTAAAATAAAAAAGAGTTGATAATTTACAATCTACAATTTATAATGTTTGAGTGAGATTTACTCTTCCACAATACAATATAACTCTTATCGACTTTCAAGACATTCATAAAAAGTTCGATAAAGATTTATTAGATGAAATTCACAATAGTTTGTTGATAGATACATTTAAAGAAAAAGGGTTTCAAAATAAAGATATTAAAAAATTATTCTTTCATCATTCTATTAAAGGTACAGTAGATTATATCAATAGAATTAAAACCAATAACAAGGTAATAGTTTATTTCAATAATACTCAGTTTTATGAAAGTGAAATATTAAATTACGTTAGTGAACAAAGCTATCTAGATATTCTTACAAAATTGTTATTGAAATTAAGAAGTGTTTTACCTATAAAGGTTGTGATATCGATGAGAAGCTTACCTTACTTTAAAGAGCTTGTAAAGTTAAACGATGGAAGAGCTAAAGGCACTGTTATGAAAATTAATTCTACACTATCCAAATTCAAAATAGAAAACTTTACATTCGAAAAAGTTAAAAAGTTTGCAACTAAATACGAATTAAATTTTCTTTCAAACGAATATTTCGACAATATCAAGACAAAACAATTGATTTTCAAATAAATATATAAAATGAAGTTCGATCACGCAATACGAGAAGGATATAATACATATCTTGTCTCAGAAGAAGTAGGTCATGTTCAAGTCCCGGCAGAAGTTTTAAAAACAGCAATCAAAGTAGCGTATGATGCTTTAGGAACCACTTCATATGGTGAAAATGAACAACTAATGAGTATCTATCATGATAACTACATGGCACTTGCGGCATTAGCAAGAGAAGCAGGTATTCAAACACCGGAATTAAGTGGTGCTGACGAAGAATATGAAGACATGGAAGGTGGAACTGATGAAACTGAAGCTGGAAATGACGCTTTAGATGATGTAAATACATCTGCATTGCAAAAGGCGTTATCTTTAGGTAAGCAATTAAAGTCACCTGAAGTTGCTCAAGCAACTCAAGATCTTCATGGTAAAGTAGTTAATAAAATAAGGGACGTATCAAGTAAATTGTCATGATTACATTAAAAAGTAAATTTTTCAAATTAATAAAAAACAAACACGGTGTGTTAAACGAGCAGGTACCTCCAATGGAACCACCCGTAGCACCTGTACCTGGTGAAGAAGTAGTAGATGTCCAACAAACTGAAACTATTACAGAACCAGAACCAGAATTTCAAAAACTCACCTCAGAAGGTGAAGTTGAACTCATTCGTTTAATTTTGAAAGCTTTAGTCGTTAACCCGACTGAAGGTACTATACCCCCAGATTTGCTTGATACGGAAATTAATGAAAATAACGGGCGGGAAATGTTATCAAAAATAAGAACTTACTTGAACACATATACTGACGATCCTGAAATTAACTATTAATGAAAAAATATATACCACTAGATGAAGTTTATAGCAATATTGCTTTTAAACCGGTACCGAAAGTACCGAGACGTACAATAAGAGAAAACGTTGCTATATTTGCTGACGTAGATGGTGTTGGTGATCCAGAAAAAATCGGTACAGTAGACGATGCTTATTTTAAGGTTTTAAAAAGACAAATTTCAGGTAAAGGAACTGATGGTTGGACAAAAGATGTTGATACTATTTTAAGAGTATCAAAATGGGATGAAAGCAACAAAGAATACAATGATTTATTAGATACCGTTATTCATATTATTCATAATACTTCTGATACAAATGCTGAGGCGGTAAACTTACTGGCTACTGATAAAGCAAATAATATCGGGTTACCACAATTAGAAAATGCAATTCAAGAGACCGGTCCACAAATTGGGGATGCAGGTATTTGGAATTTAGGTGCTGTATTAGCTCCTATAGTTAGTACGTGTTTTTCTGATGTCAATGCACTTATAACCCGCTTATATGATTATAGTTTCAAAATAAACAATGTTGGTGTTGGTAAAGGTGAATTACTAATGACAATGTTTTCAAATGGTATAAAAGGTGACTCTGGCGATTTAGATTTTCCATCACTAGGTGAGGTAGAATTAAAAGGTCTAGATGGTAGACCTGGTTCACAAGATAGAGCTTTTCAAGCAAGAACTAAATTACCAGAATTTTTATTAGCTAAAGGTAACAAATCAATTCATACAGGGCAAGGCATTCAATCAGCTCATAAAAAGGTTATAGGTGCAAGAGCAAAATTATTAATACCAATTAACAAACTGATTGATAAGTTGCATGACCAAGATATTGATCAATATGATAACCAACTTCAAGGTGCAATAGAATCTATAGGTGCTATATCTGATACTAGAAATAAAATGCACCAAGAATCATTAATGAGATTTGTATCAAAAATACAAAATGATTTATACGATCCAAAACGATATGATAAAAGAACTGCTACTTCTATAGAAAATCATTTAAACAAATATGTCGATGCTTTACAAAATTATATTGATGCAAAAGATAATAGAGTATTAACTAAAAAAGATAATCCAACATGGAATCAAGTAGTTCAAAATGGTTATCTAAATGACTATGGTTTGTCAAGAGATGATTACATTGATTCTTTGACACTAATGGTTAATCATGATTTGAGTGATAATAGTATGAACGATGTTAAAACCGCTCTTAATTCAATATTACAAGATGATGCAATTGATAAATTAATGTTCGATAATGATCAAAACACTCTTAAGAAAATAATTGCAACTTTACATTTGACTACATATGCTCAGCATCATCAATTTAATTATCTAGTCTATATGAACGACAAAAGCCTTAATTGTTATACCTTCCAATTTACAAATAATTTAGCAGAAGATATTCCTTCAATCTTTGAAGAAATAGGCGCCCTTGGGGATAATTTTGGAATATCTCTTGGTCTCGATGATCAAATGTCGAAAGGAATACCACTATCACTAAAAGCATGAGCTACTTCGAACACGAAATAATATTTGAAAGTTATAAAAGAAATATTCTTTTAAACGAGGGTGGTGCCGCCGGTCATATGGCACACCCGTTTGATCTACCAGATGTAAAAACAGGTAATGATTTAATAAAAAAGTTTGACGACACAGTTGATGTATTAAACAAAGACGGTGGCGCTATAAAGATCGATGGAACAAATGTAAGTATAAAAGTAATTGAAAATGAACAAGGACAAAAACAATTTGCTTTAGATAGAGGTTCGATGTCCGAATTAGATGTTAATGGTGTAACTGTTGATAGATTACAAGATAGGTTTGTTACAAAAGATGGTTCACCTCATGGTATGGTTAACAGTGGCAGAATAATTTTAAGCATTTTCAATGAAGCCATACCACTTATAAGACCACAGTTAGAAGAATTAGGTTTATGGAATGATCCAACAAAATTTATTAACGCTGAATTTGTTCAAGGTCACACAAACGTTATTGATTATGGTGATCAGGACTTCTTAGCTTTACACGGTATAAATCAATTTTTAGAAAAATATAATAGACAAGGTGAATTAGTAAGACCTGGTCTACAAAGACAAACTACAGTTAATCAAATCACCGGAAAAGAACAATTAGAAAAAGGCTCTTCAAAACCAGTAGAATACAGCCAAGAGGCACTTGATGAACTTGCTAAGATAGTAGAACCAATTGCAGAAAATTATAAGTTTGATGTTATTACAAGAGCAGATGTAGAGACTACTGGTCATCCAAATTTTAAAAAAATATTATCTGAGCCATTTACTATAAATTTTACAAACGAGGAAGAAATGACCAAACCTTTAGGTAATTGGTTAGGTGATGCAATTAATCCTTTTGGTTATATGTTAACCACTAATGAAGGTAAAAGAATTGGAGCAGTAAGTAAGCAAAATTATCTTAATGTTTTAAGTGAACAACCTTTAGATCAATACTATTCAGAGTCCGATATACAACAAGCAGTTGACGGTGCATTGCTCTATCATGCAACTATTAAATTAGGGGATGAACTTTTATCAAATTATAAATCAGTTTTAGGTGCTGCTAATGATCATGAAGGTATTGTAGTGCAAGACTCAAGACTACCAGGGTCTCCGATGTATAAAATAACGGGTAAATTTATTATAGATGGAATGACTAGTAGATTTAGATCTATTGACGAAGATGATCAATCAGCACCAAGTGTTAATTATGGTAATGGTAGGATGGAATATCCAAACGCTCAAGCTACCAATTATGCAGCAAGTTCTAAAGACCCAGGTGGTACCCCTTATTCTAAATATCCCGGGCCCGGCCGAGCCACAGGTGGTAATGCTCGAAGATAACGATAACTAATAACATGGGGTTCGTCAAATATCACCCAAGAGTGGGTGAGTTCCATTCACCGGATTGTACAATATTCAATTACGATACAGTTTATCTTTTAACTGAAGAAGGACCTGTAGTTTATGAACATAAAATAGGTGGTTATATTTCACCTGAGCTAGGTGGTAAAATTCATGATATTGATTGGTATTTCTTTTTTAAAGAGATAGAAAGACTAAAACCTAAACAAATTGTAATACCGGAATGTTATGTTAACGGTACATACCCTCATTTTAAAGGGAAAATAGAAACAGAATTAAGAGAATATGGTTTCGATGAAACTAATATAATAGTATACTTTCAAAAAGAAGAAAATTTTTATCATGGAGAAATACATGTAGAACCACCATGGATGTACACCGACGATACAGATTATAATCATATGGTTTTTCATACTATTGGACATGCCGTACCGGAAAGCGACGAAAAATGTTTTCAAAAGTTTAATAATATGAAATTTTGTAAACAAGGATTTTTGTGTGAGAGTTTCCACAAACTTTACGCTTTAAGACATCAGACCCCGGAACTACAAATTGAAAAAAGAAAAAAAGCAAAAAAGAAACTTAAATCAGGTAGGTTTGTTTTTTATGGTGGTGCTAGCACAAGTAATAGGCCTATTGTTTTTGATGCTATTAATAAAAGCAGGAAATTAAGTATCGATTTCATTACATATGAAAATCAAAATTTAACAGATTTAATATTAGATAAAAAAGGAATAGGTATTTCGTTAGATGGGTTGGTCTTTTCAACAATAAGAGATTCAGAGTTTAGTGTTAATGGGGTACCGTCTGTTAAGATAACTAGAGCTCCAGATAATATTGTTCAAAACAATAATCTTCACTTATGGAGAACAAGATATTGGAAACAGATACCATATTCATTAGCACCGACAGATGAAGAAAGAAAACAAACTAAAAAAGCTATAGAATTAGCATATGAAGAATATATGGACCATGTCTATGATAATGACAAAAGAACTTTGAAGATGATAAGATATCAATTTTTTATAAACCTTCTACAAAAGTTTTATAATATAGAATTCTTTTTATATGATATGCTTTTCGGTGATGACTTAGAAGATTGGTTGAATTATCTCCCATTAATTCCAGATTTTGCTATTTTTAAAGAAGCTGCTAATCCTGAACATATAGCTAAAGGAGCAAGGGGTGAAATGTTTGTTGATTATATTCAGGAATTTCTTAAACTTTTTGACAAGAGATTTAAGCATCGATATAAGCATTACTACAAAGGCTTAAATAATGTAGGATGAAGACATTTAAACAGTTCTTTTTAGGTGAACAAGATATACCAGATAAAGATGTAAACTTTAGAACTGTTGCTTTAGTTCCAGGTAGTTTTAAACCACCTCATAAAGGTCATTTTGAAATGTTTAAAAATTACGCTGATAAAGCAGACAGAGTAATTGTCGTTATTAGTGAACCACAAAATCCTAAAAGTATTAGAACTACACAATCAGGAAAATATATACCCGCAGAAACTGCTAAAAAAATATTTGAAATATACGCTGAAAATGAAAATGTTAGAAATATAACTTTTTTAACAGACCCTGCTCCGGTAAAATTTGTTTATGATTATTTTGCAGAAAGAACACAACCTGGTGATAAAGTTATTTTAGGAGTTGGGGGTAAAGGTGAAGACGCAGCAAGATATAAAAATGCTGCTAAGTATGCACCTGATGGGGTAGAATTCGATATCGATGTATTTTCGACTGTTGGTGGTGATACCCCGTTAAGTGCATCTGACATAAGAAATAAATTAGATAATTTATCTGTTGAAGATTTATTACCATATATACCTGATAGATTACGTGATAATAAAACGGTAGTTGATGAGGTTTACAGTTTATTGACAAACCTTCCCTCGTCTATAAATTAGCGTGTGAACGTTAATCACTTCCACAAAGCTTTATTTTATCATGTACCCAAAACAGGGGGGTCTGCAATTCATTTAGCACTGGGAAGACACGAAAGATTAAAAGATAGATCACCTGAAAATATTAAAAAAGAATATTGGCATTTTTATCTTGGAATGCATGGTAACTATTCGAGTCTTAAAATCGATAAACAATCAAAAGATCAATACAAGGAGCTAAAAAAGTATTTTAAATTTTGTTTTGTTAGAAATCCGTGGTCGCATGCTTTAAGTTATTATTTTCATTGGTTACATATCGATAAATTTCCCAGACTTGATAAAAGAATACAAAAACAAGACTGGGAAAATTTTAAGTGGTTTTTGGAAGAATTTTATGAACCACAAGAGGTGTATACCTTTAATGATCCGGAGTTCGAAAATGATAAATGGTATAAATTCGAAGACTTACAAAAATGTTGGGATAACTTGTGTAAAAAATTTAATTATAACAATTATATACTACCTAACAACAATGATTCAAAAGAACATAAAAACGTGTTTAATTTTAAATACCCAGATGATTATAGAGAGTGGTATGATGAAGAATCAAAACAAATGGTTGCTGCTAAGGCTAAAAACGAACTAAACAAATTTAAATATACTTTCGATCCCTAATCTTCTAAATTACCTGATGGTCTCGTAGGATTTTGCATTCTTGGACCTTTCATCATTTTTATTGTTTTATCAATATATTCATCTATCTCATCTTCCATACCTAACTTATTAATTTCAGCTAGATATGGATCGAGTTTTACATATATAGAATCTTTAACATCACCTATAGCTGATGCAATGTCTTCTTTCCTTGCTGCTGTAAGAAATCCTTCAGCACTTTTAAGTTGTTTATCTACTACTTTATAAATGGTATCTCTAGCGGGAGATTTTAAAACCGTGGTATTAGATTGTGGGTAATCTGCAAAGTCTCCAGCTTGTGGACCCATATTAAAAGCAAGAGCTCCTGATTCCATAAGTTTTTGTAGATTGCGAACGTCTCGATTCATAACAATATTTAATAAATAATTACATGTTTTCGAGATGTCTATATGAGATATGTTAAATATCTTTGCGGTAAGGGAGACAAACGGAGACACAAGGGAAACTATATGCTCTGAATAAGAAATGAAAGTTACATTCAATGATAAAATAAGAAGCTTGTTAAAAGAATACAATCGAGGTGTTCTTAATATGCAAACCCAGAACCAACATGGTGATACATTAGACCCAGAAGACGATACATATGATGGTTCGGTAGCAGACACAGATGAAGCTATTCCTGGCGAAGAAGGTGAAGAGCATACTGATAAACAAAAAGATATTGAAAGCTTAAAAGCATTAAGAGCAAATCCTGATAAAAGACATGCAATCGACAATTACGGTACGGTTGCAAAATATCAAAAGATGTTAACCCGTAAAATAAAAGATTTACAACAATGAAAAAACTAGATTGGAAGTCATTCGCGATTGGTATATTATTGACCACTACGATCGTACTCGGAACAGGTGCTACGTCCAGCCCTTTAATTATTTCTTGGGACCCAACTCAACAGTGGGAGTATAAAACCTCTAACACTAAAAACATTCCTGAAGGATGGGAGCCATTTGCTTACGATAGCAACGATAATTTTGATCCACTACTCTTAAGGCGTCGTATCAAATAATAATCATGAAAAAACTAACCCTATCTACTGTAATCTTTTTAACGGGATGTAGTAGTTGGGAAACTGTAGAATATCATCCTCACGATCACTGGCATAACCAAAGTACACTTTATATATATGATGATACCCACCGTTACCATAATCATTATAGAAGACATCATAGAGAAAGAGATAGGGTATCTAAACCATATACCCCACCACCAAGTAGGCCAACCCCTCCTAGATCTGTAAGCCCGCCTAGTTATAGAAATTCAAACCCCCCTGCTGAAACAAGAAAGCCAGGACAAAAACACGACCCATGAAAAAAAGGGCTTGCTTTCGCAAGCCCCTGACTCCCCATATTTTTAGTATTCTATTCTAGAATGAGTATCTCACACCGACTGATGTTGACCAACCATCTTCATCTCCGAAAGGCGAATCATCGCTATTCAGATAAAAAATGTTAACATAAGGCTTTAACACTTCAAACCCGTCATAGTTTAAAGAACTACCATATTTTTGGTAGTCATGTAAATCAAATGAACCGAGTTCTACATAAGGTGTTAAACTTAAGTTATCGATAAAAGGTACATCGATATCGTGTCCCGCAATATCAATAGTAACACCAGAATAATCTAGATCTTGGTTATCCCAAAGGGTTAAACCAACAGTTGCACACTTACTAATTAAAGGTAAATTAGTAAAATTAGCACCCAGACCAACTTCTGTACTATTGACCGCTGCGTTATGATGTTGTACTTCAACAGAACCGTCAATTTTTAGACCAAAAAGATCATAAGACCGACCCAATCCTAAAACTGAGTGGTTTATACTATCAGATCCACCAAGACGTGGAATGTTGTATACCCCACCAAAAGCATTTGCCCATCCGAGGTCATAACTACCGTTGAATCCAACTCCAAGAGCGTCTTCAGAATAGTTTAGGCCACGAACATAATGCTCGGTTTCGTATTGAAGTGTACCTGTTAACGACAAGCCTTCTGCTTGTACATTTTGTGTGAATAAACACACAGCCGACATAATGAGAAAAGATAATGTTTTCTTCATATTGACTATTATTTATTCAAATCTCTACATATCAATAGATAAAAAAAATAGATAAATATTAATATGGACGGGGTAATTAATTCTGATCACTTCGAGTCAGTTATAAAAAATCTTGGCAACGAATATCTTTGGGTTGCGGTAGGAATAGCAATCACGTTTTTTTGCAGAGACTTAATAATGAATTTTGTGCAAGGAATGCTAGTTTTCTTAGGTTCTAACATCGAGAACGACGATATAATTTATATTAGCGGGAGACAAGCCAGGGTAGTTAGAAAAGGGTTTAAAGGTACCGTATTTTATATGACTGATAGAAAAACTAAAATGATAGTCCCTAACGAACAATTAAAATTTCTTACTATTGAAAGAAAATTACCAATAAACGGTAAAAGTTACTTATTAAAAGGTTCAGATCCAGACTTTAATGAAGATGATAAGTTGGAGATTGATAAATACTAGTTGAACGTATATATAAACATATGGACAGTCAAAAACAACTTATTCTAGATACGGTAGCAACTTATATTAAGAACGTAGATTTATATACTGAAAAAAATAATAAGTCTGCATCTACTAGAGCTCGGAAAGCATTAGCTGATTTGGTAAAGCTGTGTAGAGATGAGCGAAAAACTATATTAGAATCACGAAAAAAATAATGATTAGCAACTTTTCAAAAATTTATCGCAGATACATTGTTCAAGAAATTAATGTTCCCGAAGACGACATTGTTGGCTTGGTAGAAAAAATCTATATTGATGGTATTGGTGAAGTCGACGCAAAAATAGACTCTGGAAATGGAGCTTATAATGTTATCAATGGTGAAATTTTAAAGAAACGCGGCGAAAACATAATAGTGAAAACTATCGATGGTAAAAAATTAAAAAAGAAAGTTGTAGATCATGTAGTAATTCATATCGGGTCCGGTGTTAAAGAAGATCGGCCTGTAGTACTATTTGATATAAAATTAGGGGATGAAGAATACAAAGACGTACCATTTTCTATAGCAGATAGAAGTGAAAATGAATTTCCTGTATTAATTGGAAAGCTATTCTTATCCAAAATAGATAAATTAATCGACGTTGATAAAGAGTACGAACAGGAATAAGTCATTACGTGTCTTTAATACGACCTGAAGTTCTAGAGTTATTTCCTACACCAATTTTCTTATGTGAGATAGATAAAAAGTCTACTAAAAAAATAAGCAGTCTTATTTATAAAGAATATAAGACAAATTGCGACGATGTAGAAACGTGGGATAAAACAAAACCTGGTGTAACAAATAATCTTTTTGCTAAAAAAATTATAGAAGGCTTTTGTAAAGGGGAAAATGTTTCCAGTTTTCAGACAAATCCTGATCTACAAAATAGAAAAGAATTTTCTTTTGTAAATGATCTTATTTTTAATGCATGTAGAGAATGGGAATCTAGAACAAATATAGAAGTCGATACTTTTGATATTTCACTAATGTGGGCTAATATATATAGACCAAATGGTCAAAACCCAGAACATTTTCATCCTAATAGTTTTCTCAGTGGTATTATATGTGTAGAAGACCCTCAAACCACTGCTCATAACGGAGTGAAAATGGCACTCGGTGGTACGACTTTTTACGCCCCAAACAATCAAAATTTTGTTATTACTCCTAGAGTTAAAGAAGAAGGCTCTCGTTATTATTCTCCAACTATACGGCCTGAATTTCGAGATGGTATGATGATTATTTTTCCATCATGGTTAAGACATGCCGCAACCCCATACCATCCAAACGAAATAGATAAAGAGAAATTTAGAGTGACAATGTCTTTTAATGTGAATATAAGAGGTAAAGTTGGTTCTGTCGATCAATTAACACACAGTATTTCTTAATCCATTACAAATACTTCTACTAACTTATCAATAACTGCTTGATCGTTGGATAAATCGATTTTTGTTCTTTCTTGAGCCTCAAGTTTTTCCATTTCTTTAATTCGCTCATTTCCTAAGTCTTCATAGTCACCGTAAACGTTTTCTTCGTCTATTACATCAAATGTGATATCCAGATCATCTGAATCTGAATGTAATTGAGGTATATATTGTGCTATATCATGAAACACTAAATTGAATAATTGTTTTGTTTCATAATCTGATTTATTTTTACTTCTTGCTACAAAATCTTCAATATCTTCAACACTTACTTTGCCTTTTAATTGTCCAATTGGATCAGTTAAAGAACCATAACACATTACAAACAAATACTTCTTAGTAATAGTAGCACAATCTTTAATAACAAAATAAGCCGGTTTTTGTTTAATTACAATTCCTGTTTCGGGGTCTTCAGCTGCTTTAGCTGCGGGTCCATAAAGCTTCCGTTCTCTTAAACTACTAACTTTTAAAATAGCTTTTTCAAATCCGTAAGAATCTTCTTTTTTCGTTCTAGCCACAGAAGTATTTAGATTGAAGGTGATCTATTCCAAGAGTCAACAAAGTGATAAAATTCTGCTCTTGTTTTTTCATCATCATAAAACGATCCAGTTAATTTAGACGTTTTCATCTCACAACCATCGTGCTTAACCCCTCTTAAACAAGCACAAGTATGTGTTGCACTAACTAATACTGCTACACCAGCGTTCTTTTCACATACATGACTTATTGCTTTTTGAATTTGCATAGTAAGCCCTTCCTGTATTTGAGGACGTCTTGCATAGTATTCAACAATACGATTAAGCTTACTAAGTCCAATTACTCTACCTTCTAAACTTGGAATATATGCTACATGAGCCCTACCAGTAAAAGGTAAATGGTGATGACTACAAAGACTCTTAATAGGAATACCACCTTGAAAAACAATACCATCATAACCATCAGAAGGAAATGATGTAACTTTAGGTGGTTCTGAATAACAACCAACTGCCATATCATTAACAAAAGCTTTTGCAACTCTCATTGGAGTATTATCGCTATTCGGATCATTTCTCCAATCAAAGCCAAGTGCATCTAAATACGCTTCATATGCTTTAGAAGCGTTATTAATAATAGACTGGCGTTCCTCTTCAGTTCTGGGTTTAGAACTATTTGCAGTTGGTAATAAGAATTCTTTAACTCTATCTGACATATCCTATGATTATAAAGGCTTTACTTCTTTAATCAAGGTTTAAATAAAAGATGCCCTTCATTCATGAGCATGATCTTTGCTTCGTACATATCCCAAAGACAGGGGGTATCTCTATTATTAATAAATTTGGCATAAAAGATAATTCTTTGAATACATGTTATAGAGAAGAAGAACTTCCGTATTATTGCAATGAAAAAGGTAAAGAGTTAATCTTTTCACCTCAACATTTTACTCCAAGTATGATAAAAGAAAGATATGAAATTTTTTATAATCCATACAAAAAATTTACAATAGTAAGGAACCCATATACAAGAGCAATATCTGAATATTTCTTTAGAGAAAGAAATGTTACAACATTTGATAATGATCAATTTTTAAGGTGGTGGCAAACATTTACATACTCTAATTGTGATCATTTTTTATCTCAAAGTACATATTTTGAAGATATTAATTATGATTATGTAATAAGATATGAAAACTTAGAACAAGAATTCAATGATATGTGTAAAGAAGAAGGTGTACCTGAAGGGTTACCTCATATGAATAAATCTCGTATTGATACTTGTTCTTGTGTTCCTTTATTAACTAAGGAATCCGTAGAATTCATTAATAATCTTTATATAGAGGATTTTACCAAATTTAATTATAAATTATTACCATGAAACCTATCTTAGTTACCTGTGTTTACGATGCAAGATCTGATTGGCTCTGCGGAGGTAAAGATAATGATGAAGAATTATATGAAACTTCTTTAAAAAATCTTTCCAAGCTTGGCATGCCATTACATTTATATTGTTGGCCACATGAAGTAGGTTTATTAACTTCAATTGTAGAAAAATACTGGAAAAAATTTAAAGTTATCGGGTTAGATTTATTTGAATGGCCTAGATCTTATGAAATTTTAGAAACTAAGAATAAATTTGTATGGCATAAACTTCAAGATGGTAAAGATGACGGTAACACATATATGTTTTGTCCGAGAAATGAACTTCTTTGTCACTGGAAGTTAGAATGGTGTAGAAGAGCTAAAGATAACGAATGGGGCTGCGATAGAGTGGTGTGGATAGATGCAGGTGTTACAGAGTGGTGTAAAATACCAGAATCACTTGGAGGTGCTGAATACGTTTATAGTATGAATGGACAAATGGAAGAAAGGTACCCCGACTCTCACTTCTATCCGAAAAATAAAAACAATATTTTTACTCCCAAGTTTACATCCGGTTTAAAACGTATATGGAAACAAAAAAAATGGTTTCATATAACTCAAGGTACTCAAAACGATAGATTAGCTGAATATGACTGGAAAGAGAATAACAGATTTGTTTCTAAGGTATTAAAAGATGAATTTGGTTGGAAATGCGGTTCGCAATACAATCAAGACGAACATTTAGACAAAAAAACATTTACATTAGACCCCACACAAACAAAAAACGTAGATACACAAATTACAACAGAATACCCTAATTGGACAGTGGGTACTATTTTCGGTGGCGAGTTTGAAGAATTAGAAAAAGTTATTTTCCCTATGTATATGAAGCTATTGGATATATTCACTAGTAACCATGATGTGCACCCTTTTACTGAGGAACCATTTTACAGTATTATAGCAGAAATACATAACTACAACTTATTTTGGTTCAATCAATGGTCGCATGACAAGAAGAAAGAACCTTGTTGCCATGGTGCTGGTCAAAAACCGTTTTACTCAACTATTCAAGACATTATTAACTATAAAAAAGATTAAATACTAATATGATGAAAAGCTTTGACATTATATTAGCTGAATGTTTAAAAAACAAAGGCTTGAAGTATATAAGATTCAAAGTAGACCCTACATTAAATTCAGGATTTGAAAAATCTGAAAGTTATGAAGGTTTTGTACTTCAAGAGTTAAGTTTTGAAAGTTGTGGTCCAGCTTTACCGCCGCTATTAAAGGTGCTGATGCCTGGAGGCCCTTTACCGGGTATATTCGACATCAACGAACCTGTATTAACTCCTTCAAAACCTAATTCTGTTAAAATGTTTAAAAAATACATTGCTAAGAAATTAAAAGATAAAATTAGCAAAAAAGAATTTGAACAGATAAGAAATACCAATAATATAGATGATATTGAACAGTATCTAAGAATTGGTGGGGTAGATGATAACGAACTAACCAAAATTTACAAATCCATATTAAAAAATGCCGCTTAAACAAGGAAAAACTGACGCTATAATTGGTAAAAACATTTCTAAATTAAAAGGTGAAGGGTACCCGCAAAAGCAAGCAGTAGCAATTGCATTAAACACCGCAGAAGATGAAGAAACGGTAACAGTTGAAATAGACAACAAAACATACGAATTAACAAATGATGAAGTTAATATTGTAAATCAGATCCTAGCTAAAAAGAGAAAGGATGAGCAAGATCATTCTCAACCTTTATCTAAAATGGACGAAATTGCTGGTTTATATGTCGATACTAAATCTAAAGTAATAAATGAACTCCTTGGTGCTTTAGCCGGTGCCGCTGCTACAGGTGCTGCTTCAGCTTTAGGTGGTAAGGCCATGGATGCTATTACAGGAAATGAAGACCAAGAAAGAAAGGCAAAAAAAGCAACACGTTGCGGGAGATGTGGTCATGTACATGTAAAAGGAACACCTTGTCCACGACCATTTAAAAAGAAAAAAATCTCAGAAATGCATCATGAAGAAGAAGGTCACCCTAAGGGTGGTGTTCGACTCGGTCATGGTCCACCATTAAATGATGTTGTATGTGAATGTAATGATTGCGTTTATTGGGCTAAAGGTAATAAGTGTGTTGCTCCAAAAATACATTTAAGTTTTGCTAACAACGATAGAGGCGAACGAATATGTGAATGTAACACGTATGCATCCGATCCCTCAGAATCAGAAGAAGCTTCAGATAAGTTTCAAGAGCTGGATGGAGATGAAGACACATACGGTCCAGATCAAATAGACGATACTCTTTATGGTTTACCACCTATTTTTAAGAAATAGGTTGATTCCATTTGCACCTAACTTATAATAGAGATATGAAATTTCAGAGTACTAAGGTTATTGAATTAGGTAGCTGTGCTTTTAGGCAACCAAAAGCTAATCATTCCCATTGTAGGTTCCTACACGGTTACAGACTTACAGCTAAATTTTGGTTTGCCGCTAGTGAACTAGACGAGAATAATTGGGTGGTAGATTTTGGTGGGTTAAAAGGTCTTAAAGAAAAATTAAAAAATCAATTCGATCACACAACTTGTATTGCAGCAGATGATCCAGCATTGCCTGTTTTTAAAGAATTAGAAAAAGCTGGTGCATGTGATTTGAGAGTAATGTCAAATGGTACTGGTGTTGAAAGAATTGCTGAGTGGTGCTACGATACCGCGGACTTTTTTATTAAAGCAGCTACTAATGATAGGTGTTATGTTGAAAAGGTTGAAGTCTTTGAGCATGAAGATAATAGCGCTATATTTACTAGGATAGTTACCCAAACTATGAGATTTGATAATAAACCCGAAGATGTTGATTGGGATGCATATAGAGAGGCAGAAGCATGCGGCCCGCAAGCAAATCCTAAAGATTTTGTTAAGTCTACACCTTTACATGAAATGGGTGAAAATATAGATCCTATTGACGAAAAGAAAAGGATTGATGAACAGGCTGAAAAACGTAAAGAAGCATCAGAGAAAAAAATTGAGGATGAAGATGAACGTCAACGCATGTTACCCGGTTCAAAAAGAACTAAAGAAGTGGGTGCAAGAGTCGGTGCAGGTCCTAAAACACACGATGCAGGTGATCCATTTGGTGGTACCAGTTGGGGTGCTGATAAACCTTCAGATCCTTATGCACCAGCAAGAGGTTAAATGATAGAAAGAGAAAAAGACCCTCAAATAGAAAAACTTGCCGGGGATGTTTTCTCTAAAATGGCAGAAATAGGAAAACCTTACGATAAAAAAGAAGAGCTTCCGGAGTATAATATAATAACTCCGGAAGCTGCTTTAAAAGAGTTGTTAGAACTCGAAAAAGAAGCTAATCAAACATCTGATAACACATGAACAATGTGTTTTAGTATTTTACTTCTAACAATATCATCAGTTCCAAAGTAAAAAGTATTAATACCTTTATTTTTACTGATTTCATTATCAAAAGCTTTTATAATTGGAGCGAAACCAGATTTACCGTTAATGTCAGATTGATTAGAATCACCTACAACGATATATCTTGAACCTTCTCCAAATCTCGTTAAGATGGTAGTAATTTCTTGCCTGGTAAGATTTTGAGCTTCATCAACAATGACTAATGAATTATTAAATGTTAATCCTCTAGTGAAATTCACTGGTAAACATTTTATATATTCTTTTTTGAACAATGAATTAGCAGTTGTCTTGGTTACTAACTCATCTAATTTATCCATTAAAGGTAAAGAGTAAGGAAGAAACTTTTCATCTAATTGCCCGGGTAAATGTCCTATCTTTTGTGCAGCTGATTCTACTACACTTCTAAGATATATAATTTGCTGCATTTTGTTTGCAGCAAGCAAGGTAAGACCTCCAAAAACCGACAAATAAGTCTTTGCAGTACCCGCTGATCCATCAGCAAAAACTATTTTAGAATCCTCTGCAAGTATAGTTTGTATAAACTTTTTTTGATTTTCTGTAAAATCAAACTTGTTTCGGACGTTGAAGTTTAAATCCCAGTTACCATGCAAATCACCTGTATGTAACTGTTCCGACTCGAACACCGCGGCTAACCGCGAACGTTTCGTTGCCATATTAATATTTAATCTTGATAACCCTATTGATGTTAATATTATAGATAGATATGCAATTTGGTGAAGGAAATATATTTCTTAGTGATGATAAGATATTTTATACTGTAGAGGGTGAAGGTGAATTCGTTGGTTATCCTTCGGTTTTCATGAGATTATCTATGTGTAATCTTACATGTAAAGGGTTTGCAAGTGCAACAGCACCTCATGGGTGTGATAGTTTTATATCTTGGAGGGTAAAAAATAAAATGAGTTTTACGGAAATCCTTTCTATGTTGAATGATGAAGGGTATACTGAACATCTTAAGAATGGTGCTTTGCTAAAAATTACAGGTGGTGAACCATTAGTACAGCAGCCTTCGTTATTGAGATTCATGCAATATATGGATGTTGAATGGGGTTGGGTACCACGTATAGATTTTGAAACTAATGCAACTATAATGCCAGACCCAGAATGGTTGAGATTAAAAGCAACCTTTACTACATCACCTAAATTAGCTAATAATGGTGATCCAGAAGATAGGAGATATAAACCAGAAGTTTTAGATTGGCATTCTACAAATGGGTCTGGGTTTAAATTTGTGGTTAATAAAGAATCTGATTTAGATGAAATATTTGAAAAATATATAGAACCATTTGATATACCAACTGGTAGGATTTGGTTAATGCCTTGTTGTGGAAGCAGAGACGAACATATTGAAGCAGCTCCTATGGTAGCTGAGATGGCTAAAAAGCATCATTTCAATTTTAGTCCAAGATTACATCTACTTGTATGGGATATGGCACTCAAGGTTTGATATTACATTATTACCACCTAAAATAATATATGGCTGATGATTATGATGCAACTAGTAGTTGGTTGGTTCCAAATTTTTATAAGGTACCAGAAAATTCCTTATTTGATAAAGAGTATGACTATTTAGTAAGCTTAGGTCACCGTTGTTGTGTTGGTCAAGCTTTAAACTATATGAGGAAGTCTTCTTTTCCTTTTGACTGGCAAGTAACAAACATAAACGTACTTCCAAATATTTTTGAAAAAGAGTTTAAAGATTTTTATCCCGATAGCGGTGTAGATTTTGCACATGTTATATATTATCAGGATGAAAATAATCAGGAAACTGATAGGATTAATGAAGAAGCTACATGGGAAATTTATAACAGACGAAGTCAGAGATTAGTTAAGCTCCTTAAGGAGAATAAACGCAGATTACTTTTTGTACGTCACAAATATATTTGGTATTGGTCTAAATGGCCTGATCATGGAGCTCAATACGATGCACACCCGATAAGCCATGATATAGAACAACTTACTAAGGTATCCGACACTATCAAAAATGTTTATAACAATGATAAATTTGATATTATGTATGTATATCAAGACATGAGTCAGTTAACGGATTTTAATTGGGATGAAAAAGGAGAAATTGAACAAGAATCGTTTAAATTACCCGACGGTGTAACTCAGCAAGATCAAGCTAAAGAGTTTACATATGTAGAACAACTTGGATTTAAAGATAAAAATATAACACCTGTTATAGTAAAACCTAACAATGTAAGAGTTGAAGGTAATGCTATGTGTAGTGCTATTAACTCATTTATAAAGTTGTCTGATGTTCATGATTTTGAATTACCGTACGGTTATCAAAAAATTAAACTATCTAGAAATATAGATGTCGAATAAAAGAGCAGTTTTACAATCAGTTTGTGATAATTACGAAGAATTAATAAATCTTACCAGCCCTCATAATGCTGAGTATGCTGCTAAAATAGGTTTCGAATATATTTTACATAAAAATTACTTTGATATAACAAGAGAACCGGCTTGGCTCAAGATGTATTCAATACAACATTTGTTTAAAGAAGGGTACGAAGAAATACTATTAATAGATGGGGATGCTTTAGTAATAGACAAAGAAAAAAATATAACTGATCTCAAAAAGGAAGGAAAAAGTATTCATATATGTTGTGATGGTTTAGGTAATGCAAAAAAATTACACCACACCAATACTGGTGTAATATATTTGGAAAGAAATGAGTTTACTATTCAATTTATTGATAATGTAATAAACAACCCAGAAAGCGTACATTGGTATGATAAAAGAAATTGGGAACAAAATGCTATTCATAACGAATTTAGAAAAGCTCCTTATTTATATGAAAGAATAGTGCAGTTATATGATTCATGCTATTTTAATCATAATAGCGATTG